TTCTACATTAAATGTACTTATTGAAGATTTTAAAGCTTCTTGTAATAAATCATGCTCTAAACAATCAGCTATTCTTAGTGAAATATTTTCAGCAACTCTTATACCTAAATATAAAGCACCTTGTAATATATGTCTAGTGGCCACGTTAGAATTATAAGCAGCTAATTTTTGAACACCTACTAATGCTTCAGGATCTGGAGTACTAGCATCTCTAGCCTCATTTAATCCGGTCACATCTCTTATCATTTGTAAATAATAATTGTAAGTGGTAATTAAACTTTGTAATTTTCTACCAGCAGACGAGGTTTGTAATTCTTGAATAGGTACTTTACCTCTGTTAGGATCACCATCTTGAGTTAAAGATCTACCAACTATACTACCAGTTTGAAAATACATGTTTAATGCTTCTTGTGGATTATAGTTTGTTCCATTACCTAAATCAACCTCAGCTAAACCATCAGCATCTACAAATACACCATCAGGAACCATACGTGATATAACTTGCTGTAGCTTTAAATGAGTTAATTGAATCATATCTGCAAAACCTGTTATTTTACTAACTAATGATTCTACTCTACCATGATAAAGTCTAGGAGCACAAATAGCATAATTCATTCTTACTTTTGTGTTATCAGCAAAAGGACGTGTCATATTTTTAGACATTTCCCATTTTATCATTTCATTAATACCTAAAACCTTAGCACCTTCATATAGAACTTCTATAGTTCTACCTACTCTTTCAAAGTTATCAGTATCGGGTGGAGAAAATGTATCTGGTTTTTCTAATGCTTTTTCTAATCCTTGATCAGTTCTTTTTATTTTAAAAACTTGATCCATATAAGTTCTGTACTCAAAAAACATAACAGCAACAACATCTGGTGCTTCATTCCAGTTTCTTAAGTAATTCATTTCACCTGGAAACTTTTCTATCTTTTTTAATTGAGCGTCAGTTAAATAAGGAAATTGTTTTTTAAGCTCTGACATACTAATCATTTTGACTTCACCTACATAATATAAGTCATCAAAATTAGGATCAGTAGTGTATGAATATACTAGATTAGCGGGATCTACATAATCAACAGTGATACCTTGAGAAGTATTAAAATTAGTTTTAACACAACTTATACCACATATAACTAAATCTTGTATTAATCTTTTTTTAGTTTGGTCGTATTTGTTTTCTTCTAATATACTAGTAATAGCCTCTTCTTCTGCTATTTCTACACTTTGCTTATAACTAAGCTGCATGTGTAGTTCTAATTCCTCTGTAGTTTCTGGTAAATTTTCTTTTTCACCTGAAGCATACAAGTCCATGCCTAATTGCTCTTGAGCTTTAACAAGATATTCTTTCATCATCATATCTCGCATTAAATCTCTAGCGTAATTTGTTCTTTGTTTTAAACTTTCTGGATCAGTAGAAAAAGCTTTAATTTCATAATTTCTATCAGACAAACCATTTACAACTATATCTACAAATTTAGATATAATAGGAACTGGTTTCCAGTCTAAATTAAGATATGATAAATCACCGTTAATAGATAATTCATCTTTATATTTTTGTATACTTTGTTCACCTCTAGCGTATAATCTTCTATTATGATACTCAGCATAATTTGTTTGATACAACCCTGTTCTAGTTGTAGCAGCACCATATCGGTTATTGCTAAACCACTCGTTTTCTATCGCTCTAGCTACTTTTAAGCCGTACTCCCAACTATTTTTTTCCTCGATAGGTACCACCTGACTAGGAAAACCACTTAAATAATTAGTATCAGTTCCGTTCATTTATTGTATAATTTTTGATGAGTAACCAGAATTATTATATTTTTTAAACCCTAAAGGAATCATCTCCCTTTTATATTCATTAACTGGTTTATATTTATTTTTATTACACGCCATTATTGCTAAACCTGAGCTAATTGACGCATCATGTTTTGTTCTATTAAACATATTAAATTGTGCCCAATCTTCTAATGTACGTTGAAAATACATTTCTCCATACATCTCGTTATTATATCCTACATGTGTATCTATGTAAGTTTCTATAGCTGCGGCGTGAGCTTGCCTTATATCTTCACTAGAGTTTGGTATACCACCAACTTCTTTTTCTGTTGTAGATAATTTAGAAAATATCTTATCAGGTCTATTAATTGAAAATTTTCTATAACCTCTTCTTTTTAAATAATAAAGTAATCTAGGCTTGTTATTTTCTGCTAATATTGGCATGCCATAAAACACTAATGCCATCAACACATCTTCAAAAAATATTTCAGCTGTTTGAGGTCTAGCTATATATTCTAAAAAGAAACGATTAGATGGGTGTTCGTCCATGCTAAACTTAGTTAAACCATGTAAAGATCCTTTAGAACCTACACCGTCTACTGTTCCTGATATATCATAACTATCACATCCAAAAGCACCCATATGTTCATTACCAGGATACTTAACGCCATTTTTAATTATCACGTTGTTTTGTTGGTGATTAAGAGGTGTCCATGTAATCCAAAACCTACCATCTTTATTTGGCATAAAAACAACTCTTGTATCTTTAATACCATCTTCCCACTGAAAATTACCTTTACTTAACAAAGGTGATCTCATAAGCATTTCTTCATTATAATCTATCTGTTCATATATTTTAGTTAGATTAAATAAAGATTGTTTAGTTTCATCTCTAAACGCGTGCTTTTCAGTTCTTGGAAACTGACGATAAAATTCATTTAAAGAATCAGGACTATCTTTTAAACCTTCAACTTCATTATCCCAATAATCTATAACACCTAAATCTATTATATCACCATGTGGTCCTAAAACTTCTTTCTTGGGTGTATCGAATACAGGTAAGCCATAAGAATCAATGTATCCTTCGTAATTCCATTCCATAGGTATGAACAAAGAATAGAGTCCTGAACTAGTCTGTCCGTTGCGGTTTCTTTTTGTAACATCTGATTCATAATATAATTTTTTAAAATTATCACCACCTTTTTCTAACGCATTAGATGTAGAACCCATCATACATTTACCAACAATTCTACTACCTAATCTTAATGTAGTTTTAGTAACCCGCCAGTTATTTAAAATATTATTTGGTCTCTCCCATTTACCACTTTCATCATGCACTAATAGTTTTAATTTTTCACCATCATAACTATTATCACCTGTGTTTTTCCAGTCAATAGTTGTATCTAAACCTTGAAGTTCTTCAGTTGTTTCACCTAATTCTATCTTTCTTCTAGTAAATTTAGAAGCTGGAACTCTATATGCTAATTCTGTTTTTGGTCTATCCATACCATCTTGGATAGGTTTAAAAAAGAAAGGATAATTTACAGAAATAGGAACAACCTTATCTGTAAACATTTTTTTAGCATCTGGTCCAGTTTTAGATAATATACCGTATCTTGAATCACTTGATATAGTTGCTAGATTTACTACTTCTCCCGAAGCCATAAAAGAGAATCCTGATCTACGGTTTTTAAGGTAACACATTCCGTAGCATCTTCTATCTGCTTTGCAAGCTTCCCAGAATATGAAGAATAATCTATTGGCTTCTCTATAATCTGGTGCCCCAACATCAATTTTACTCCACTGCAAGTACATATAATGAGTGCCAGTAATATAAGTAGGAACGCCTTTATTATAAAACCAAAAACCTTCTTCACGTCTTTTAAATTCTTCATCTATATATTCAAACCATTTTTCTTTAAACTCTTGTGGATATTGCTTCCAATCAAAAACGGTTTTTATTCTATTTAATTCTTTAGGATAATCAAATTTTACCCATTTATTTTCTTCGTGTTTAAAAATATCTTTCTCTTTGGGTAAAGCTATTTTTAAATTTTGTATTTCATATATCTCACCTATCTGACCAGTCTTAGATATAACAACTACATCATGTTCTTTGTTATAACCATATTCCCATTTATTATAACGATTTAATCGTTTAATTATTTTAGGTTTAATATGATCAACTATCCTATATAAACTTTGCTCGTACATTATTTAGACCTCCCTTCTGCAAAACCTTTAAAGCTAGATTGTTTTTTTTCTTCTACTTTTGGTTTATCTTCTAGTATATTTTTTTCCTCTTCAATACGATTAAGTATTTCAAAAGCATCAAATATAGCTAGCTTCTTTGTTGCAGCAGCATTTTTTAATCTATCAGCTGATATATCATCATTAGAATCTACAATAGGTTCTTTAGCTACCTTAATTAATTCCTCAACTGCTTTGTGCCCAGCTTGGATTATATTCAGCTTCGTGTCCTTGGTACTCATGCTTTATAATAATATTAGTTGATTTCATACAATATAATAACTCCTGATCTATAACAAATTCCCACTCACGATTACGTGGATAACTTACTAAGTCTCCAGGAAAAACATTTTGTTCTTCTAAATATTTATCTCCATATTTTAATATACCAACTAATTTTTTATCAATAATATTACTTATTGGATTATCATTTTTAACTGGTTTAACAAAACAATAACCACCAAATGTTTTCCATTGATTATCGCGTTTGTACATAAATATTTGATCAGGTTGAACAAAATATAAATCTTCTTTAAAATAAGATGATGAGTTTCTTTCAACACCTTTTTGATCATACCAACGTCTAAACACATTGTGATGTATTATAATGGTATCACCTACATTTATATCTGTTTTATACTCGCTAGGTACAGAAACTACTTTAGCTTCTCTACTTATAAAAGTAAATTCTTCAACAGAACTATTTACAATTAATTTTTTATCACCTACGTTTATTTCGTTATTATAACGCTTGTTTAAAGGAGTGACAATAAACTTGTATAAACTGTTCATTAATATTCTAAATCATATTCAACAGATATAGCCATGTTAGAATTAAATTTTTTCCAAGGCATTATCTCTTGATCTTTCTTTATAAATATATTATAAGAGTTATCTCTTTCATTATGATCAATATTGTTTATTACATGACCACCATATACTTGTTGGCCAACAGAATAATGCATAGCATCGTTCTTGTAATCAGCACCAATACTGATCTTTCTTATTACAGAATACATTACTCCTTTTCTTCGCAGTCTTCGCAGTCTTCTTTCTTCTCATCACAGCCACAATCTTCTTCTTCAACTACTTCTTCTGCTTTAGGTTCTTCTGTTTCAGGAACTTCTACTTCTTCCCAAACACCTGTTTTTAAATTAATATTAACTGCTCCATACTTGCTTTCAAGTTCTTGCTTAGTTTTTTCTAAAACTTCTAATGCAGCTTTATAGTGTTGCATTGTTTTGTTTTTCTCTATTTCTAAAGCACCTAAATCAAAAACCGCTTT